TCAGGAAGGTGATTTAGGCCATGCGATATCAGGTGCTTTTGTCACATCTACTCTGTTCACATCAACACGGTATTTTTTCCAGAGCGGCAGTAGTCGCTTTTCCTCATCAGTGGCTATCCCTAAATCAACAGCATCCTGCAGTGGATTGATCGCGTCAGTAGCCACACCGATATAATAGGCTTTAAGCCCTGACGCTTTCGCTAAAGACTCTTCATGCGGAATAATACGCGGCACGATTTTTTCACCGTCGAACATCCACTCGCCGTTTGCGGCAAACCCCTCCGGGATATCCTTTTCTTCGATGGAAGTGACTGAACGGTTTTCAGGGTACAGCCCTGTAGCATCGTAACCGCACGTTCTGATGATGTTGTCCGACTCGAAAGCAATCTTGAGAAGACCATTATCAAGCTCTTTCAGCACTGTTCCATACCAGTCCTGACCGCCATCCGTCCTGAATGCATAATCAATGAAGGTTGGCACTTCCAGCGGATACTTTTTGAAATTTTTATAAATCTTCATTTTCACTCCTTAAAGCCAGGTTGCATCGACCCAGTTACCGGCAACTTTTCGCTGCAGCCTGCGGTAGAAAATTTTTGTGGTACCAATGTAGCTGCCCGTTGATGTGGATGTCAGTCCCGTCACGTAACACCCGCTGGGTACGACGCTGTCGGAAGACTGACCGGAGCCGGGGATATTCACGTTCATGGACTCCTGTTGACCCAGACGGAGGTCTGACGCCATGTTGCCATTGAGTAAAGTGCCGTCCCTTCCAATCTCCAGAAAACGGACGCCGTTAATTTCCACTGCAAAACTTTTGATGGCGGTGTTGCCCGCCCTCACCACGCCGGTGCGAACGTAGTCCTGGTACCAGGTGTAGCTTGTCCAGGCGACGAAGTTATCGGCCGCCTGACCGGATGCGGCAGAGATAAGCTGGACGGGGTTAGACTCGTTGCCAAGAGTAGCTACCGAACCCAACCGAAAATTCTTATTGTAATCGCCCCCGCCTGCCGATACCGCCCCCACGTTATCAGGACCTAAACTAATATCTGCCGTTCCGTCGAACGCAACGCCCGCAATCTTTCGGGCCGTCGTCAACTTAGCAGCCGTGTCGGCGGCTCTGGCGCTGTCAGCTTTACCGTTTACAGGTAATGCGCCCACGTCAGCAGCTGTGGGTTTATTCAGGGTATGATAAAGCTCTCCCCAGTCCGAAAAGTTGCCGTTAGACTGCTTCATACGCATAAATGCGCGGGGCGAACCTCCTACAGATCCCTGTCCCAGACCTGCTATCTGCCAGCCTATCTGGTCACCCATAGCATGCGTAATCCCACCAACCCACTGGCCGGGGATAGGGCCGATATTGTCTTTAGGCGCAAAATAATCGAACCTTGAAACGTCAAGAGCCGCCATAGTGCCCGCAATTTGCTCATTGCGAACTCCAAGCCCCCATCCGCCATTCAAAGCAATTTTTCCCGATTTATCTGTGAAGGATGCTTGCAGTGCTCCTAAACCGAGGTTTTTGACAAAAAGCGCCGGGTCCGGGATATCCGCACCATTTTGGTCTTTTGCCAGCTTTTTACCAATCTCTTTCATGAGATCAGAATCACTACCGATGCCCGCAGTAAGCGCCCTGGCCACAAATTCTGTTGTCGCCAGCTTTTTGCTGTTGTCACTGTTTGTAGGTGTGGGCGCAGTCGGCGTGCCGGTGAATGTCGGGCTGGCCTTCGTCGCGTACTGAGTATGCGGGTCTGCTGCCGCGATGTGCGCAGCGAGGTCACTTCCGCCTTTCTCAACCTGCTGCTTCAGGTATGACGTTCGTTTGGCCAGTTGCTTAGCCTGACGATTAGAAATCCCGTCAGGCCCGCCCAGAACGGGGTCTGAGACCTCTATCTGATAGATGCCGTCTTCCCACTGCGGGGTTTCAGGTAGATTTGCCATAATTAACTGCTCCCGTGGTTATAGCTGCCGTCATAGTTGACGGTGTTGTTGTAGCGAATAGCGACAGACTGATACTCCAGACTGGCAAGGTGACAGCGGGCCGGTGCGAACGCGGCGAGGGTTTGCCGCAGAAGCGCAGCCTGGTCGTTAGTGATGGGCTGCCGGAGGATAACGCGGTAAACCGCCCACGCCTCGGCGTCGCCATGAACATAGATACCGTTGTACGTGTGTCTGCCGTCGTAGCCGATTTGACCTGTCCCCTCAATCAGGTCGACCTCGCCAAAACCAAAGCGGCGGATGATTTCCCGGATTGACCACGGTGTCCCCTTGTAGCGATGCAGCTCAATAGCCGACTTAATCAGGGACCGGCGCACGTCGTCCGCTTCAGCCAGTTCCCAGCCGTCGCCGAACAGAGAGAATTGCTCGCCAAGCCACGGCAGCGCGGAGCTGTCGACGATATCTACCAGGTAGACCATCAGGGCTTCCAGGTTAATGTTGTCCAGCCGCCTGGCCAGTCTGCCCAGCGTTCTGAGGCTGATATCCCCCTCAAGCGGCGGTGGAAGCTGCAGCGGCTCAGCCATCGGCAACTCCTGTCATGGTGATGTTGATGGAGGTACAGTTGGCCCACTCATTTTCCGCCACCACAACCAGCGCCAGTCCGGGCAGTTCAACCTGATACACCCCCTCAACAGACAGGACGGCGTTAATCTGCCCCGGAACGATATCCAGCCCCAGCTTTGCCCGACGGGCCGCTACCCATTTCTGAATGGCATTATTGGCCGCGTCTTTTATCGAATTGACGTCCTGGTCACGATAGATAGTGATGTTGGCTTCAATGGCGTAATCCACCTGCACAGGTGTTTTAGCCCGCACGGTATCAGTGAGCGGCCTGACTTTTTCGTCCGAGCAGAAACTCTCTACAAGCGTAAGGATGCTGTCGTCCGGCAGGCCGGTGCTGAGCAGCGGATACAGTTCTACAGTGCCGGGAACCGGGGAAAGCACGGCAACATCGACAATATTGGGATGGGCCTGCATGGCATGAAAGCGGTATGCCATACGGCTTCCGGCGTTGGTGAATGATTCCGGGGCCAGTTTGATACGCTCGCGGAGCCTGTCATTGTCTTCCTGCTCAGAACCGCCAGAACTGGCTGCCAGATTGGTCACCTGCAGATCGACATTATCAATCTCATCGAGCAACTGACTGACCTGCGCAGGCTGCCAGCCGTTGCCAGCGGCCCCCGGCTCGGTACAGGTGGCCGTGGCATTGACCAGCAGCAATCCGGCTTTTAACACCACGTCCGTATCGGTGGCAAAAATAATGCTGTCGGAAGCGCTGACGCGGGTACCCGCCGGAATCAGCACATCAATGGCCAGTGCCTCATCCACGGAGAACTGGAGAGTGGTGGTGGCAGGCTGCGCGGCAAGGCGGTAAACACCGACCAGTTCACCGAGGTAATCAATCATCGGCTCACGGGCAAAGGCGACCAGATTCTGTTTGGCCGCTTCCTGCGCCGCTACCCTGACCAGCATTTCGCGGTATGCCCACAGGTCAATCAACAGGCGCTCAGCCTGGGCGGGGTACAGCGTCTTGCCTGTCGCGGCTTCGTACTGAGCAATCATTTCAGCCGTGATTTTGTCGGCATCGCGTTCAATAAAATCGGGTTCTGTCAGCGCCATAAAAGCTCCTGAGTCCGGGGCTGTCCGTCAGAGCCTTTCCAGCTCACCCGGAGCGTAAGATGTTCGCCGTCGACGGCGGGTTTAACCGACATAAGCTGGCAGCGAGGCTCCCAGCGGCGAATGGCATCGACGGATTCGCGCACCACATGCGGAATAGCCCGGTCGATGGGCCAGTCGATATAAAGGTGAAGATTGCTGCCGAACTCCGGGCGATGCGGGTCGCTACCGCGAGGAGTACGCAGGATGATTTGAATGGCCTGCCAGATATCATCCAGCCCCCGGACGATTTCGCCGGGGGCCTGCAGGGCCGGTTGCCAGAATACGGAGGTTGTTTTCATGGGGGCAGTATTGCCCCTGTGCGGGAACGCCGATATTAAAGGCGTTTAAGAAGGTCAGTGGGAATGGTGATTAGAGTTCTGGCCGTCAGACAGCATGCTGCCTGTGGAGTGGGCATTGCCGTTGATTTCAAGGTTGCCGTTCACCGTGGTGGTGTCAGCGGTCAAATCAATGGTTTTTCCCTTCAGGCTGATACCTACCGCAACCTCGATTACTACGCGTTCGATACCACCTTTGACCGTCAGCGTATGGGTCGCGCGGTTATAGCTGAACTCTGCGCCATCCGCGTATTTCGTGCCCCGGACGTTTTTGTCGCTGAACGGTGGCTTATCGACGTCTGAGTACACCGCGCCCAGAATGACACCATCCTCGCCGTTGGCATCGAGCAGCACCTCAACCTGCTCCCCCACGTCAGGGAGCCAGTAATCCTTGTTATCCTGGGTGTTGCGCTGGAGTACGTTAAGCCAGTTAGTGCGCAGGTTATCGCACTCAGGCAGACGAACGCGGGCCTGAACCTTGTCGGCATCGACGGCGCTGACCGTACCGACCTGACGGGTGACGCCTGCCATTATTTCTTCTCCTTTGTTACCGTAGATGTGCTGCCGTCCGGTTTATAGACGGTCAGTGTCTGACTCTTGCCGGTCTTTTTACCTTTCTTCGCCTTGCCCTGCGTGACCGGCCCTCGCGCCACCTCCAGTTCGGTGATATAGCCGCTGTTGCGGTCAAACGCATGGCGGGCAGTGGTTATCAGCCATGGCCCGGATAACTGTCCAAAACCCACCAGTTCAATTTTGTTGCCTGCAGTCAGTTGAGGCGTCCCCATCAGCGTCAGGGAGCCGTTCTGCTGGTATTCGTTATGCCTGGCCAGCGCCGAATCTGCTTTAATCCGGGCGCTGTCCGGGTCGCTGACGCGGCTGTTGACCTTCAGTGAGTCGGCACTGGTGACCTTACCGCCTTTGGTTTGTTTGTCGCTTTCGCTGGTACCGCCATCAGCTTCGTAGACGATCAGCTTTTTATCGCTGCTCTTCTGGTGTTTTACCTTTGCGGATTTGTAGACGCGGTTGATGGTGTCACGCAGGGAAAAACTGGCCACATCCTGTGGCTTCAACTGTTTTACCGGCTCCTGATCGCGCAGCGTGGCCAGATGAGAGAAAATCAGCTGGTCGCTGACCACTTTCACGGCATAACCATACTCGCTGGCCAGTCGACGCAGGAAGCCCACGTCCGTTTCAGCATACTGGGTCACCCGGTCAATTTTGATGGACTCAATACTGCCAACCAGCTTCAGCTGATGCTTTTTGGCAATCCGTCCGGCTATAGCCGCCAGCGTGGTGCTCTCGAAACCACGACTGGATTTTGTCCGCAGGGCGTTGTTGACCGACGTGGCCACGCCCCGGATAGCGACAACGGACGCGGGCGAACTCACCTCGATCTCGTCTATAGAGAACGTACCGCAAGACAGCAGCTTCTCGCCCTGATAACCCATTTTCAGCGTCAGCGTGTCCCCCTTGCCCGGATACCACTTATCCAGCCAGCGGCCATCGGTGTCGTCCAGCTCCACCTCAATGGTATCGGACTCGCTTTTGATGTTATCGCTGTAGGTTACGCGGGTGACATAGGGGGCGATATCGGTGGTGATGTTCTTCTGCAGATACCACAGAGTGAATACCGGACTCAGAACATCGCTGACGCCGGTTAACGCTGATGCGGCCTGTGCCGTGCTGTTTATCTCAGCCATGGGGCAATATCCTCTTCTGTGGTGGCTTCTTCAGCCTCGATAACCGGGATCAGTAACAACAGCCCGGAGGGCAGCACCGGCGTAATGGCCACGTGCGGATTGGCGGCAATTATCCGGGGATAGCCCAACGGGTCGCCGTAGTACTGCCATGCCAGAGAATCCCACCGCTCCCCGTCACGGGTGACATGTTCAAGAAACATCACACACTCCTCGCCAGAATTTTAGCTGCCATGGTGCTTAACCCCGGCGACATACGAGTGAAGGTGGTGCTGGCTGAGTTAAGCTGCCCGGAAACGGCATCCAGCGCTGCCGTGATATTGCTGCCGTCCACGCCGCTCAGCGAAGACTGCGCCTGTTGTACATACGTGGCCGCATCACTGGTGGCTCTGGCCAGACTGATGGCATCGGGCATGGATTCAGAGAGCGCATTGAATGCCGGAACGCTCTGGCCTAACGCACCGGACACGTTGCCCAGTCCGCTCATCAGCCCCGGCACGCGGGTCAGTGCGACGGCGGGGTTATCCTTCATCTTCTGCGCCACCCGAACGGCACTCATAGTGGTCTGGAGAACAGACTGCGCCTGTTTGGCATAATTGACGCCGTCGCGAACGTACTGCGCCACCCCGGAAGGTGAAGGAACGGCACCGGAGACCGCCCCGACGCCGGGAAATGTTGTGCGTATCGCAGGAGGCTGTAGCGGGTTTTTCGGGTCGCCGATGTACTCCCGGAGAGACGCGGTGGCATTAACGGCCAGCACGTTGCCGGTGCTGTCGGTCTGCTCGCTGGTCGCAGTAACATCGGTAATCACGAACCAGCCGCGATAGTCACCGTTGCCGAAGACCAGCGCCAGCGCCTGATGGGCTTTCATGGCCGTTCTCAGTCTCGCCAGCTCCACGTCGGGCACACAATAATGCTGATGGAAGACCAGGCTTATCTGGATTTCGTCCAGCTTATCGCCGACGAACTGCAGACCGGGCTTACCCCCGATGCGGGCATGTTCGGCATAATCGACACCGAAAGTGGCCTCAAAGCCGTCCCAGTAGGTAATCAGTTCAAACTCAATATCACCCAGTACCGCAAACATTATTCGTACCCCCGACGTTGTTTCTGAGCCAGCAGACGTTCCAGCATTTTCTCCAGTTCATGCAGGCTCATATTCAGTGCGCCGGTCAGTCCGGCAGGCGCTGCGGTTTCTTTGCCATTGAGGAAAAACTGAGGATTAAAGCTGACCTGAATACCGCCAGACGTACCGCCACCAGAAGCAGCTGCGCCACGGCCTGAATATCCCGCAGCCATGATTTCCGGTGACGGGATACGGGGAACATCAGGAGTCATCTCTGTTGCCAGGCGTTGCCCGGCAAGCGCTGCCAGCGGTGTGGTGCGCTGCAGGCCGATAGCGGCACCCTGCGCGATGTTGTCACCAAAGCCTATAAACACACGGCTCGGCGAATGAATGCCCAGCTTTTCCTTGAACCAGCCGCCCACGCTGTCGCCCATATCTGTGACGGTGGTTTTGAGCGACTCCCATTTGTTTTTGATGCCGTTTATCAGCCCGTCGATAAGATGGCCACCGAAGTCAGTGAACTTCGCGGGAAGATCAACGCCGAGATATTTCAGCGCAGCCGCAAAGGCTTTATAGAGCAGACCAACCGGCGACCAGTTAATCAGCAGCTTACCAATCCCCACGATACCGCCGTTAAAAGCCTCTTTAATGTCAGCCCAGCGCTGCTTAAACCAGCCGCTGACCGCTCCCCAGTTGCGGTAGATAAGGTAAGCCGCTGCCGCGACAGCGGTGATGGCGAGACCGATGGGATTCATCAGCAATGCCCGCCCAATCCAGAGAACGGCACGCCCGGCGATCATAATGCCGCGGACCAGCCCCCCGGAGAGCACACCACCAAGTGTTCTGGCACCTCTGGCAACGGCGCTAAATCCGGTCACCAGCCAGCGTAGTTTGCCGCCTTCACCCAGCGCGAGCGTAAGGCGAAGCCAACTGGATTGCAGCAGTACGATACTTTTCCAGACGTTGACAAAGGGGGAAATAAGAAGGTTTATCCCCAGCTTGAGGCCAATAACTGCAATTTTAAAAGCAATGAGCGCGGTAATAACTTTAAAAGTACTACTGACAAATTGTGGATGAGCCGCTACCCAATGTTTTGCCCCCTGAATCAGAGGGAGAAGCTCCTGCGCCAGGGAAATAAAAGATGGAGCTAATTGATCTCCCAGCGTAATAGCTAGATCGCGACTGTTGACCACCAGAGCTTTAGTCGCTTCAAGAGGCGATTTCAGCCGCTGGTCGTAAGAGTTTCCAAGAAGATCGTTATCCGCTGCTTTGAGAGCACCTGCACGTATTTCACGGTACCTGTCCATGTTTGACAGCATCGGGCGGACAAACGCCATTACCTGCATATCAGCGAACATCTCGCCCAGGCCGAAGTTTTTCGCCAGCGCCTGAAGAGCCTCATCCCTCGCCGTATCGTTTTTTATTTTCATGGCGGATTTGAACCCGGTCAGAGCTTCGGGGCTTTTAGCATTGAGGTAGCGCTCTATGACGCTCATCATGCCTTCAATCGGAGATATTCCAGCAGCCTTGTAACTTTCGATTGAACCCTGCAGGTCAACACCCAAATCGGCAAATTGTTTCTGAGTATCGCGGGCAAAAATTTTGGTGAGGAAGTTTTTAAAGTTATTGGCAGCTTCATCGGTGGAACCCGCACCAATTTTTGCTATCTGGAGGCTGGCACCGATTTCAGCCACAGCCTCTTTCCCGCTTGCAACTCCCGCCATCATTGGTGCCAGGGACTGCATCCATTTGACCTGATCCGGGATTTCAAATGACCCCTGGTCACCGGCATAAGCCATAATATTTTGGACGGCACCAAAATCTTTAGCAGCACCTTTCAGTGAGTTTTGCCAGACGGCAGCAACCTTAGCCCAGTCCTGTCCAGCTGTACGTGTCGCTGTTGCCGCGCGAGCAATATCCGGCATTAAATACCCAATATCAGATACATTATCAATGTTGTCGCTGATGAGTGAACCCACTGCGTCCTGCATGTCATCCTGGTACTGATTGTATTTAAGTGCCCAGCCTTTTATCTGTTCGGCAAGAGCATCCCGCGTTTTATCGTCATATTTTGCGGTGATCGACATATCAATCATTTTGTCTTTAAAAGACATAGACTGCTGAACTGCCGGGGAGACCGTATGATAAACAGTCTGCGCCATGGCATACGCTTCAACACCCTGACCATACAACGCCATACGGTTGGTTTTTAGTGCATCACTGGTGGCTGATACCGCAGACAGACGGCGCTGCTGGCGTTCAACCTGTTCCATAGTTCGGCTGATCCGTAACAGGTCGCTGTTAAGGCGCAGCATCCGGGAAGAGCCTAACTGACCATAACGTTCAGTTGCACGGGTTAAGGCGTTCTGGCGCTCCTGGAGGCGGCGGGATGTATCATTCAGGGAGTCGAGGGCACGTCGGGTGCCGCTCACCGCTGAGCGGAAGGTGCTGCCAACCATGCCACCAATAACAACACCAACGGAAAAGTTACTGGCCACGATGGGTATCCTCTGGGTCGGTAAATAAAAGAAGAAAAGCCGGGAAAGTGTGGGGGGAGTATCGAAGAAAGAAAGCAGCCATTATCCGGCTGCTAAATAATTAATCCTTGTCGCCGAACTCGCTTTTGATTTGCTCTTCAGCCTGCTCCAGCCACATCTCCAGATCGTCAGTATCGAGGGCATCAATCTCCCCAGGCTGAAATCTAAACCACCTCGCCAGCAGCCCCTGTGCTTGCGTCAACACTTTCGCCGCTCTCGCCCATCCCAGTGACGAGCTGAAATCGTTTCTGCAACTGCAGGTAATCAGCTAAATCCATATTGTCGAGGTCTTCCGGGAGAATGCCGGTACTGCGGGCAATCAGCGGTTCATCCCAGTCAGCCGGGTCTTTACTGATTTTGCGTAACTGCTTCAGGTCTTTGACTGTGAGCCGCTTCAGCTCAATTTGCTCAACACGAACACCGGAAGCGGTAGTAAAAGGGTGTGTCAGGGTGAAAATTGCAGATTGTGTCTGTGACATGTTTATGCTCCTTTGTAAGTTCAGAGCAGTATGTCCGGTGGTGAGGCTGGCAGATATTAAAGGGGATTAAGAAGAAAGGGGCCGAAGCCCCTGTGATGTCAGCGAGTGCGAAAGCCTTTGCAGTTACGCAGGAAGGCGATAAGAAGTGCCTTTCCTTCAGATTTGCCGATGCCGGTGAACCAGTGGTCAGGTGGCTCCCATGCCTCAATCAGGTCAGCGAGTTTTCGTGCTTTAGAGCGTGTGCAGTCAATCGGGTCATTGGTTTTCCGGATATTAAAAAGGTTTTCCACCCCCGGAATATCAAGGAGGGTAAACCAGGTGCCATTACCCATACCAATCGAACCACAATTCCCGCCTTTGTCTTCAATCTCGACGGTCACCGTCAGCCCCCGATATTGATACGGTAGTCGGTCAACTGGTCAACGCCGCCGACGCGGAAGATGTTGGCCAGATAGTCCAGCTCCAGCAGCTCTTCACCATCCAGTACCTGCTTGATGTACGTGCAGGTGAAGCTACTGGAGAACTCGGCGTTCTCGTGCTGTTTGAACGTCCCCAGCGGGTTCTTCTTGAACATGATCGTCAGGAATGTGACCAGCGGGATTTCGTCAATCAGCCCCTGCGAACTGTAGCGCTGGACGCTGGAACGGCACTGCAGCGCCAGCGACTTATACGGGTTCGCAGCAGACAGCATCGCGTCGCGGTAAAAGCTGTTCCACTTGATCTCACCCTCCAGCTTGTCGAAGCCTGCCGGGAGTTCCACTTTGCCCACCATCCCCAGCGCCTTATGCTCCTGCATGGTCATGGAGACGTCCGGGAGTTTGACCTCCTCGGCCCGGCCCAGCAGGTTAGCGCCATCCAGGTAGATGTTGGCATTCGTGATGCGGTTGATCTCAATCTTTGCCATCAGCTATTCCCCTTCAGGGTTAACAGGTATTCCGAGGTGATCTCGGTCTCAAACGTCAGTCGCTCCAGCGGTGGTGGTGGCGTGTATTTGTAGCTCAGCAACAGGTGACCGGCGGCAAGCTCCGTCTCTTCATTACGGGCCGGATCAAACCAGCAGCTGAAGCCCAGCAGCGCACCGTCGCCAATCAGCTTGCGACCGTAGGCGTTGACCGACTCCGTCAGCGCATCAATCAGCGCCTGGGTAATCGGCATGTCGATGTACTGCTGGCTGAAGTAACGCAGGGACTCGTTGATCACATCACCGGTACGGCGAACGTTCTCAAAGTTGCGCATATGGGTGACCGTTGGCCATGCAGCCATACGGTTGCCCCACAGACGCAGGCCGCTGCCGTAGCTGCTGAAGACCGTGGTGATGCCCTGTTCGTTGAGCAGGTTCACCTCGCTCTGCGGATCGTCAATCATGGCTGACAGCTGACGCTCCACACCGGTGATACCCAGAATTTCCTGGTTGGAGGACGACCACCAGTAGCCCTTATCCAGGTCTACCTTGGCACGCAGACCTGCAGCACGCTGGCTCAGCGGCTCCAGCCGTTCGCTGTTGGTGGCCGCGTCGTACACCTTGACGTGCGGGTAGCACAGACGGACGCGGTCGGAGCTGGTGTTGAAGTTAATGGTGCCTTCCGGGCCACGCCCCGCCAGAGCCTGAGCAAAAGTGGTACCAATCGGTGCGTCGATGTAGGTCACCGCGCCCAGCTTCTCAGCCATGGCGATAAGCTCAACCGAGACGCTGTTCTGGGTGCAGAAGACCGGGGCAATCAGGATTTTTGCGAAGTAGCCAAACAGGTTGAAGCTGTCGTT